ATAGGTTTTCGTAAAAAGGCTTTGTCTAAAAATATTTTTCCCCTATTTTTTATACATATAGGCTTCTTTATATACCCTTATACAAGTCGCCACAAAAAAATCTAGAAATTTCTTTCTACAGGTTGCAAAGCCCTCACCCACCTGCTAGTGTTCTGCCCGCCATAACAAACAACACACAAATCCAGGAGGATTAAACACTATGGCTCGTAAAAAAAAGAAAACAAGTATCCACGAAGAACAACTCTTCAATGAGATAATGGATCTAGAGGATATCTATACCTCTACCGTAAAAAAGTATACTACTTCTTCAAATTATAATAATGACTGGGATTACGACTCAGACAGCTACGGTAATCATGAGTGGTGACGTATATTGTTCTCCATACGTAACTCCCCACACCAAACAATGCCAAACACACAAAGGAATAATATGAAAAACACAGATAAAAGAAAACTACTTATAATATCAGAAGAGCTGACAAAGTCAGTTGGTAAGAATCAATTCTTATCTCTCTTTACAAAGGAGCATGATATTATCGTTATAGATTATTTATTTGAAAAGGATGTAAAAGAATCCTCACAGGATATTCCATCCCTACGAGTAAGAACTAAAAGAATGTATTTGAAGCTTAAGCCTTATCTAGAGGCTAACTATAGTCATACTGTTTTTATTGGGGCGGGTGATGACTGTCAGTATCTTTATGAGCTCTTCTTGGATAAGGGTGTTCTTTTTGATGGGGCGGTCTTGATTAACTTTGACTCGTTCAAGTATGAAAACGCCACAAATCCAAAACTAGAACAAGTTCATAAAAAGACCAAAATCTGGAACTTCTATTCTAAGAATCATCTTCAGTGTAGAAGACACGGATTGAACAACTACTGTATATCAACCAGGCGATCCCCACAATTCAATTCACGATATGCTCTTGAAACATATGGTGTAATACTCTATGGATTGTATGGTAGATTATCCTTATTGGAAGATAAAGGTAATGTTAAGATGTTGTCTAACGCAGGTTAGATATCTTCTTCATCTTCTTCGTCGTCTTCATACATACTGTATTCAACGAAGAATTCATTCCAATCGTCGGCATTGATCTCATGTTGAGTAACTTCATCTGGGCCTAGTCCACGTATGATGTCTTCTACGGCCATTTCTAGATCGTTGGCCGTAGAAGTAATCATATCCCATTGTTCTACTGGAAATAGACTTACCACCAAAGTATCATCATCTTTGGCGTGAGCAGTGACAATGACGTTGTATTTATCCATCTCTTTATCATCATAAGAAGATGGTATATTTTCTGGATCTAACAGTTCAGGATTTTTGGATCCGAAGATACTCTCTGATCATCTCCCAAAATTCCATACGATCCTTTTATGGCTCTTATCTTATTATAGTACTGTGTAATATGTTAAAAAATAAAAAATAATTTTTGGCGGCGAAAAACTCACTAATTGTCTTTAAGTTTATCGCAAAAAAGAGATAACTGAACAGAACTAAAAACTAGGTCGCTTTTGAACTCTGTATTTAGAACATTAAGAGCAGAAGAATTTAACTGTTTAATGTCATCTCCATTGTTGAAATAAAAAATATCTTCTTCGTTATTGTTTTTCATCCTCATCTCCATTTGTGACTACCTCAGTCCATGAATCTCCACACTCTCTACATGTTACGGCAAAACGTTGTTTACCATCTTTTTGTGACAGTGGATTAACTAATATATTCATTGGATAAGGACAATCTGGACAAGGCTGTATATCTAGCTTATCGTGTGGCGAATTTGGACTACTTGGATTCATTGAACACTAATTCCTTGATGGTTTCAAGCAATTTGGGGTCCTGTCTAAGCTTTGTGATGGCATTGTCTCTGCCTTGGGCAAAGTTTTCGCCATTATATGATATCCATGCACCTTTTTGATTGAAGATTTCAGCTTGTATAGCAAGATCAAGCAGTGAACCAACTAGATCTACACCTCTTCCGTAATAGATATCAAACTCTGCTACTTTTAGCGGCGGGGACATCTTATTCTTGATTACTTTTGCCCTTACTGTTATGCCTACTGCATTACCTTCTTTATCTTTTATGTCTTCTTTTCTGCGTAAATCTATTCTGACTGAAGAATGGAAGCGCAAAGCCATGCCACCAGGTGTAGTTTCTGGATTTCCAAACATGACTCCAATTTTATTTCTCATCTGATTGATAAAAACTACAAGTGTTTTACTATCGTTTGCCAATGCGGTGATCTTACGCATAGCCTTTGACATCATTCGTGCCTGCAAACCCATTTGATTTGCTTCCATTTCGCCTTCTAATTCAGCTTTTGGCACCAGTGAAGCCACCGAGTCGATAATTATCAGTCCAACTTCACCAGTTCTGACTAATTTATCAACAATTTCAAGCGCTTCTTCACCATAATGTGGCTGTGCAAGCAATAATTCATCTAAATCTATACCCAGGCTAATCATATAACTGGGGTCAAGTGCATGCTCAGCATCTATGTATGCGCAGCGAAGTCCTTGCTTTTGTGCTTCGGCAACTAATGAAAGAGACAAAGTGGACTTACCAGATGACTCTGGTCCATAGATTTCGACTATGCGACCTCTTGGTAACCCACCAATTCCCAGAATTTTATCTAAAGTTGGAGCACCTGTTGATATCGATGGCCACTGTTGGTGGTCAGAATTTCCTAATTTCATCACAGTGCCTTGACCAAATTGACGATCAAGCTGTGCAATTGCTATATCAAGTGATTTAGATTCTTCCATGGCATAAATTATATCATACCAATAGGATATTGACTACCTTGTGATGATGGTATAATGGTCAGTGCAAAAGTTAGGAGTCATTAAGAATGAGAAATAAGTTTAATGTTGAAGCACATTTAGATTTTACAAGAGCAAGAATTGTTTTAGGAAGACTGCAATCTGCAAATGACCTTATTGCAATTTGGAATCTTACCGGTCCATGCATAGAAGAGTGCCCTTCTTGTGAAAAAATACAAAAAAGAAAAAATATTTCTTGATTTCATTTGACACGGGTTGCTATAATGGGTTACGGGATAACTTCAAATACTAGAGAACGTTATTATCTAGCTACTCCAGCCATAGCATATACTGAGTATAGAGGTTACTATTACTCCATCTCCGAATATTGGGGGGTGTAATAAAATAATGAAGCTCTATCAAATTTATGTTCCTGAGCTAGCAACCTACGTAAAGTACAAAGTGCTGGACCCCGAAAGTATAGAATCTTTAATTGAAGAACTTGATAATAAGTCTCCAAAAGATTTCAAACTTGCAGTACTAGAAAATGTAATTTATAACGTTAAGCCTGAAATTACAGAATCTCTTCGAATGATGTCAAGAGAGGCAGCCGAACGTTGCATAGACGCAATGTATCATCGGATGCGTAATGCTAAATCCAGGTATAGATATTGATCTCTGGATAGAACTAGCGTATGCTAAAAATACTAGCGATAAAGATGTAAAAGATTTTCAAGATCTTTCTGCCATTGAGTCAGAAATTGCAAAACATCTACAATCTAAATTTGATAAAAGAATACAGCAGAAAACTAAACAAAAAGTTAAAAAGATAACTAGACAAAAATTTTTAGGTTTACAAGATTATCTAGAAGCTAATGTGGTTGGACAACAAGAAGCTATACATTCTGTAATATCTGCATTAAAGAGATCTCAAGTTGGATTGAATGATAAAAATAGACCACTTGGTGTTTTTCTTTTTGCTGGTGCATCTGGTGTCGGTAAAACACATCTGGCAACACTGGTTCATAAATATATGTTCAGTGAAGATTACCCTATAGTTAGAATAGATTGCGGAGAATTTCAGCATAAGCACGAAAATCAAAAATTAATAGGCTCTCCTCCTGGCTATGTTGGTCACGATGAAGGCGGGCAGTTGGTTAATCAAGTTAAGAAATATCCTCATACAGTAGTTCTTTTAGATGAGGTTGAAAAAGCGCATCAAGATATTTGGAATACTTTCCTACGAGTATTTGAAGATGGCGTTCTTACCGATGGCAAGGGTGAAAGAGTAGATTTCAGAAATACAATTATTATAATGACCACAAACTTGGGTAATGAAAAAACTGTAGATTTTCTATTAAGCGGTGGTGCAGGCTTTACTAAGTCAATCGGCATGAAGCATAATACAAAAGAAATGCCGCCACAAGAAATGGTTAACAAAAATACACTAGATGCCATAAGGAAACACTTTAGACCAGAGTTTATAAACAGACTAGATAAAATGGTCGTATTTAATCATTTATCCAAAGAAGACATGCAAAAGATAGCCGAATTAGAAATGTCGGTTATAATTGAAAAACTTTCTAAAAAAGGATATAGTATTAATTATACAGATAGCGTAATTGATGCACTTTTAGAAAAAGGTATAGATTCAGTCAAGGGGGCAAGAGGTCTTGCTCAAATACGAAGAGAAAAGATGGAAGATCAATTAGCTGATATTTTAATTAAATCAGTACCACCTCGTGGGACTATATTTGAAATATCCTATACACCAGAAGATGATTTTATATTTACCCTTAAAAAGCCGTCAAAAACCAAATCCGCTGGCAAATAACATTACTATAATATTACTTAAACTTTAAGGAGATATTATCATGTTTGGTAGAGCTGTTTCCAGTGGAGCAAGAGCGTTAGAGGGAATAGGTGGAAGAATGGCAAAAGGCGTTCTTGCCGCAGGTAGGAGACTGCCAGTGTCAGGAGCAGCACTTGCGTCTGGTAGAAGAAGTTTGGCTGGTGATATTACCAGGCTTGGCTATGCAATGGATGCTAATAGAAAGCTAACTGCTGGTATAGGCTTGGGAGCAGCTGGGCTTGGAGCAGGGGCAGCTATGAGAGGGCGTAGACGCGGTAGTCAAAACTACCCAATGTACTAAAGTAATATGTTAGCACGAATAGGCAGAATGTCCAGATCAATGGGCAGGGCAGCAGGCGGAATGGCTAGAATGTCCGCAAACGTTGCAAGAACAAGAACTGGAAAGTTTGCAATGGGAGCATCTGCAGTAGGAGCATTTTCCATGCATAGAAGAGATGTTAACAAAAGAGGTGGATACAATCCCTCATCTGGTTCTTCTGGGTTAAGGCCAAAATCATCTGGAGGGGCCACTCTTTAGTTTAAATATTATTTTTGATATAATGTGTATTATGTAAATATGTTTGGAGAACAGTATGAATGATTGGAAAAGTTATATAAATCAAAACGGTGATTTTGAATTACCAAATTTTTTATATAAAACAATTAATGATTTAATGAAACAAGCTCTTGATATGGGTACTCTTTTATCCGATGATCAATATAAGCTAAGAGCTTATAAAGAGCAAACAAAAAAACTTTTTAGGAATAAATGGTTTGATTTAGCTGAGGCACTTGAATATTTTGGAATCATAGAACAATGCTCATGTGTTCCAATTAAAAATTCTGGAAAAGAAATTTATTGCGATATTTGCAAAGGCGCAAGATATATTATTAATTCAGCTCTATCTCCAAATGAAATGAGGGAGATTAGCATGTTTGTTAATGCAGCTCAAGATATTCAGGTCCAAGAAAAACTACAAAAAGGATTAATAAAACTTCTGGAAGAAATGTAACATATGAAATGCGATAGATGTAACCATGAACTTAATTTTGTTTATGAAGATGTTATAGAATCATCTGTCGGTTCAATTAAAGAAGGTATTTATCATGTACAGGAATTCTATTGTCCTCGGATGCAAAAGTTGTATGATACAAACCTATTCAAAAGAAGGTTTAATTAAATCTGAATGGATTGATTTTAATGGGAAATGAAATAGATAAGTTTGATGAAAAAAATAATTTCTTAGATAAATTTGAATCGCTAAGACCTGATTTATTTTTTCCAGTTGAGTGGTCAGATGAAGATAAGCAAAAAGCTGTTGATTTAGTCAGACCACAAAAGATGAGATCTTCAATGTTCTCTTCAATACCAATGAGATGCGAATCTACAAAATGCATATTTGCATCAACGTGTCCGTTGCTTCAGCAAAACTTAGCTCCACATGGGAAACCATGTCCAATTGAAATGTCAATGGTATCTCAATTTACATCAGAATACATGGAGCAGCTAGATGTAAGTCCAGAAAATTTGGTTGAAGTATCGATGGTTAGAGACTTAGTCGATCAAGAGGTGCAGTATCTCAGGAAAACAAAACTTCTTGCAAAAGAACATTTTATTCAAGAAAATATTATTGGCGTAGATAAAGAGCGGAAATCCAATATTTAAAAAAGAACTTCACATGGCAGTTGAGCTTGAAGACAGACTGCATAAAAGAAGAAAAGATTTACGAAATCAACTTCTTGCCACAAGAGAAGCAAGAGCAAAAACTGGTCAGATTCAACTTGATACCGCACAAACAATATCTGAAATTATACACAAAGTCCAATCAATCGAAACAGAGAACAAAAAACTTATTAAAAGAAAACTTGGAATATATGATGTTGATGAGTATATAGTGGATTCGGAAAAATCTACTCCAGAATTAAAAGGACCAGAAGATGGCACGAAGACGAATAGTTAAACAAGACTTAAAACGTATTGCAGATAGAATGTTTGCCACCAGGGGTGGAGATGTCCCATCCGAAACCGTTCAGCTTGGTCCAATGACAACAAGAGATCTTAGCAAAATGGGTGCGGCTGTTGTGGATGAAGGTAACTATGTCTCTTCTACTCAAGAAATAATGAGGAAGTATATATCATTAGTAACAGCAACTGATAGTGGTGGAAATTTTATTAATCTTAATCCAGCTACTTCAGCAAGATTTAAGGAATTAAGAAGATCCAATCCTGTTCTTCTTAGGGATGAACTTCAAGATTTATTTGCAACTGAAAATTTTAACTTAGATATTCTTACTAGATCAGCGGTGGCTGACATGTACAGAGACTATAGGGCAACTGCGCTACACATGGATGAGCTTATATCTAGAATAGGATTTCCTCGGTCTTACTTCTCCATCCGAAAACGTATATAGACATTTGGCAAGATATGATGTTGATCTAATAACTAGTTTAAGAAAAGGTGAGCAAATTCATCCATTTTTTCATGCCTTAATGAGAACAAATTTTAACATTAAAGAATTTGCAACTGATATTCTAGACTTATCTACTGGTAAAGGTAGATTAAGAAATCCAATGTCATCTCAAAACTTATTTGAAAGAATGAGTAAAATAAGAAGAGTAGAAGATACCGCCGGCGGAAAAACAAGAGAGAGATTTGTAAACTATTTGGGATTTGATCCAACAACAGAAGCTGGTCAAATTAAAACAATAGTGACATGGGACGAAGAGACGACTGGAGTAACATCACAAGCAAAGATTAGAACAACATCTTTAGTAAAAAGGCAAGTTAGAGTGAATCCAGATGGCACAACGACCATTGTAAGTGCACCAGAAGTTATTATGACAAAACACTTTAGGGCTAATCAAGCTGATATAGCTCATGTTTTTGAGGACGGAAGTCCAGTTAAAAAAGCAGTAACACTTTCTGAGCGGAATACTTAAAGCAGAAATGGGTCCTGCTGCGGTAGGTACACCAGAGTACGAAAGAGCAATGAGGGCCTACGATGGTCGGAGGGCAAATTGCAATTGAAGACCTAAATGACATATTAAAAGTTATGTTAGGAAAAGACCCCTCAGTCGGAGAAGTGCATAGGCTTGAAGGGCATAACACGTTAGCGTTCGACATTGATAAGATGATGGAAACAATTAAATCTCAACCAGTATATCAAAATCAATCTACTGACGCAGCAAAAGAATTAAGAGCTAACTGGAGAGAATTTAGAAACAAAAGATTTGGTTCAGCTGGAGTTAGAGATATGAATTATGCGCAAGACACGCTTGATAGCGCAAAATTTTCAATGCAAGTACAAAGAAATATAATTGGTGAAGAAATTGAGGGAATACTTAAAGGCTCTAGTACGCTTAAAAATCTTTCAGAAACACAATCAGCTAGAATAATTGACGAAGTGCGTATGCATCTGCTGAGCGAGTTTTCTATAAGTCCACAGATTTCAGGAAGAAAAGGCGCAGAGTCATTAGAAAATCTATTTTTAAATACAAATTTTTTAGAACTAATTGAAGATGAAAAAGCTGGTATAGGTAGCATTCTTGAAACTCTTGAAAGAGGAGGAGAGCATACATCAGACGTAGACGCAGTATTAAACGCTTATTTGTCTGAATATATTAATAATGATCTTTTGAAGATTAGAAGAATGCCAACACCCGGCCAATCATTTGACGGACTAAGTCCAGAAGCAGCCGCCTTGTTAAAGGAAAAATCAGTTCAAATAAATGATCGATTGTCTGACATGGGTCATGTAAGAAAAGCTGGAGAAAAATATTCTCAATTTGTTGAGTATATGAGAGCAAGAATTGCAAGAAGCAGCGCAGTAACTCCTGTTACAAATGTAAGCGATATATCTGGTTTGTCAGAAGAAATGTTCAGACATTTGTCTACGACAACAGAGGGTAGAAGAAGAATGAATATAGCTGTTACCCTAGAAGAATTAACAGATCAGCTTCGGAGTAAACTTAACAGATGAACAAAGAGCAATTATAACAGCAGCTCACAGAGAAGGTTCAACAGTAGGAACAATAAGATACGCTAAACCAAGTTCTCGTAGCGATGTTGGCGGATATTTCTTTAACGCTGATTCAGTTGATTTTTCTCAAAAAATAGCTGAAACCGGAACCGCTCAAGAAGCAAAAATTGGTTCTTTGATAGAATCAAAAATGAATGCAGCGAGACTCTCAACAGCTGGTCCTGTTGATTTATTTAATATCGCTGGAGAAAAAATAGGTGTCATACAAAACGCAAATCCAATAAACGATCAAATAGTTGACATAGGAGTAACAAACTTACAGCATACGCAATTTAATCAAACATTAAATAACCTAAGAAAGATCGATGCAGCAACTACTGCGGTAACTCCAGTTACATCAGAAAACATAAATGAAGCATTAAGTGTAACTGGTAGATCTTATGGTCTTTCTATGGAACAAGTTAAAATTGGTGAAGAACATTTAGTAAGACAAGGAATGGCTTTTGGAAAAGTAGCAGCAACAACCGCTGCAGATAGCTACTCAGATGAGGTAATAAGATATGCTCTTGGATATCAAGATATAGATCCTCTATCTAGGGTTACGGGAGTAGCCACATCAAGGGCAACAGCTCAAGATTTTGCAAAAGCGATTAACATGGCAAACAGCTCTTTAGCTGATGATTTCGGTGCGTTGTCTGAAGGTAGGGCTGGAGCAGAAGCTGTAGATCAAATAGCAAAAAGACTGAGACAAATAGCAGATATTGCTCCGATTAATTTTGCAGTAGCACAAGGCCAAGAAGGATTATTTGGTTATGAATATGGAGTTAGGGGAGCAAAGCACTTATTTCAAAAAAATCTCTATTTCAGAATGACCGCAGGATCAGATGCTCCGTTAAAATCATCAGAAAAAATAACAATGGTTGCACAGGACTTTATGGATTTAACAATTAAAATTGGAGAGGGGAGAAGAGTTAGCGTAGGCTCTGAGGAATTCATGCAATCCGCAGCAAATAGGTTTGTTCAATCATTCGTTCACCCACCACCAACAGCCGCTGGATTTGAGGTTCCACCAACTATTAACTTAATCTTCAATCCTCAAAATCTAACACAAGAGTCTTATGAGGATTTAGCAAATCAAGTAATTGGTTCTCAGGTAAGAAGATTTCAAATCAGTAAAACAAATGAAGCATTGGCACAATCTGTAAAGGGAGATTTCAACGCAATAACAGATAGAATTTTTGGTCTTGATTATGAGTCTACGCAAGCAAAACTAAGAACAGTTCGGTGGAGATTCTTTTTTTGACGAGCTATTCGCAAAGGGTAAAACATTAGCGCAAAGAAAAGAACTTCTTGAGTCGGTTGGCATGGGGCAAGAAGCAAAAAAATTGGAAGAGTATGTACAAAGTGTTTCTGTAGAAATTAGAGATGACGGAATAGCAGCATTTAAATATCAAGGCGAGACAGCAGAAAACATAAGACAAATTCAGGCAAGAAGTGGAAACGAAGCCCTTGCATTGGCAAACGATGATAAAACAAGAGACATTACAGGAAGAATGACGTCTGTAGTTAAAGCTCGGTGAAGATGGAGAAGTTGTTGGAGCAACAATGTCTCCATTTACTAGCGAAACAGCAAGTGTTGAATCACGCACAACAGCATTATTAGAAAAGGGCGTTCCGTCCGAATCAATTCCTGCACGAGTTGCAGAATCAGCAAGGGCCGTAGACGTAGATGCTTTAGAGAAAGCCAAATCTGTAGTTGGAATGACAGGATCTATAGATGATTCAATTGTTGGATCAATGGCATCAGCCACGGCAGATGTTGCTGGTTCTGCAGATTCTATTGCAGCACCGATAGCAAAAGAAGCATTTGATGCCGGTTCTAAATTTATTAAAAAATTTAAAACACCAATGTATTTAGCAGGTTTGGCGGTAGCTGCAGCAGTTGTTGGTAAAAAGGTAGCAGACAGAAAGAACGAAAACGATGTCTACAATGCTACTATGCATACAATGCCAGTTGAATCTGGCGGAAGACCATATGGAATACAAGAGGCTATGTTTTCTCACAAAACTGGCTCTAGAAGAAAAGACCCACTAGTGACAGCTGGTGTAGTTGGAAATTTAGATAGAAGTAAAATAAACCATACTTCTATGGGTCCTGATAAAAACAATCACTTATTTGGCGGGTAATTATGGCAGGAGCAGCTTTTTTAGGTAAATTAGGCAGAGCCATGTATAGAGGCGCTACATCAAGAGCTGGCGCTACTGGAATAGTTGCTGGAGCAGCAGCTTTGGGTTTTGCAAGTAAAGCCGCACCAGCAGCAAGAGACGCTGCAATGGACGTTGCCTTTGGTGACCCAAATGCGGATGAAACATTCCTAGGAAGAAAGCTTACTCCTGGAGCTGTAGCAGATTCTATGATACCAGGTGGGAAATCTGGAACAGGTGCTCTGGTAGCAACTGGTGCTCTTGGAACGATTCGGAGCAGCAGTAGGTGGTGCTGTTCGGATATAAACGTGGTCAGGCGCTATTTCGTTCAACTGGAGCAGCAGATAATCTTTTGGCGCCTCTTACAAAAACAATGAAAGGCGCAGGAATTGGAGGAGTTATAGGCGCAGGTCTTGGTATTGCAGCAATTGCAGGTCTAGGCAGTGCCTATGTTGGTAGAAATGAAAGATTTTTTAGAGAATCACCATATGCTGGAAATAGAAGGCTAAATAGAGATATGACGTATGGTGGAAGTCTGTATCCAAATAGAAATAAGTCACTACAAACAGCGCAAGATCTAAATGCAGACGGTAATATTGTTTTGGGGATGCACAATTTAAGAAGAGGTGGATAATTTATCATGTCTGACATTAGCGACATAATGGAAACATACGGGCAAATGAATCCATATAGTGATTCTTTTGCTCCAGGAGAGGTTATTCCACAAGAAGCGCAACTGCCTGGTGTAATGGGTTTTCTTGAAAGTGAAGGTTTTAAACAATTCAGTAGAGCAACAAATCCACTTACACTCGGAGGCTTTCAAGCGTTTAGATCGCAAAATACATTATTATATGGTGGAATTGGTGATGATTTAGGAAGAACAAAAAAATTATTGTTTGGTGGAAGAGGAAAATTTAGCACTTTTTCTAGGGGAGCACTTAGCCCAGACATTGCTCGTGGAGCAAATCAGTTTGTTGGTGGAGTCAATGTCTTTGGGAAAACAACGAGAAGGGGTAGAAAACTTCTTGCAAAACAGGCAGCTCAGGGTGGTAAAACTCCATTAACAAAAGGTTTTTTAAAAAATAATCGCTTAAATCCAAGAAGACTTTTTAGAAAAAATAGCGTAAGTGAGTATTTAGCTGGTCCTACTAGAAATTTTTATGCACCTAATTCAGGTGGTGTTTTTTCATCAATTGGAAACATGGGAGCAAAGGATAACCCAAGATTTAGTGGCGGAATGCTTGGAAGATTAGGTGCTCTTTCTAAGGCTGAAAGAATGTCTGCAGCTGGCAAAAGCACCGCCATGATGGATTTAAACCTTGCAAGAATAGCAAACTATAATACATTTCAAACTACTGCATTGGGTGTAACACCAGCTGTATCTGGAGGAACAAGAGCGATAGAAGGACCAACTCGTTTTGATTCACTGATTGGAAAAGCAGCTTCAGGAGACGCATTAACTGTTGGCGAAAGAAGATATTTAATGACTCAGGGTGTACGAGGTAGGTATAGTCAATCAATCATGAGGGGAATGTTAACTTCCGGTGGTGGCTCTGAAATGTTTACTCTTGGCGGAACAGCTGGTTTCAAAACATTTGGTGCAGGAACACTTCAGGCAAGTGAAACAGCTGAAAGAATATTAAGACCACTGGCAGCGGGAATAGAAAAAAATGCAAGTTTTAGAATGCTTGCAGCAAATAGCTTGGGAAGAGCTGTTCCAATGACAGAATTTGGTTCAGCACAATTAGGTAAAGAATTAATAGAAAAAGGATTTGTTAATACATTAGGTCACGCTGGAGCAATAAAAGCAGTTGGTGCTGGTGGCACTAGAGTTGGTTTAGCGGTTGCTGGAGAGTACGCACTTAAAGCAATTCCTGGAGTAAATATGATATTTGCAGCTGATTTAGCTTTTCAATTGGCAAAACTTGGAGGAATGGCAGTAAAAGGCGCAATCAATTTTGGAAAAGATGCAATGAAGTCAATGCAAGGAAATATTAACGGTGGAATGTTTGGAACATATAAAGACGATGAAGTAAGGGCAACATCAAGAGCAAGAGGTGTGATGGCTATTCAAAACAGCAGGTTAAATGCTAGATCACTTCTTGGCTCAGAGGGCGCAATGATGGCTGCGCATTTTGGATAAAATATGTTAAGCAACACTTTAGAATTTAGGAAACAATTAGAGAAGCTTTCTCGAGAAGATCTTATCGAAATTATTCAATCACAAAATCCAGAGTATGTAAAACAGATAAATAGAATTGAATGGGTATTCAAAAATAAATTATCACATTTAACTTGGCAAGATGGATCTCCGATAGTAGAAAGGCCAATGACGAACAAGGAACTTTCTCTATTAGTTGATGAGCCATTTGAGGTAGATAATATATTACTGAATGCAGGACTTTCTGCAGAAATGCAAAGACAAATACATATAGCAAAAGATCCGTGCAGATGGGCAAAGCACTTTTTGCGGAGCTGAAACAAGAGTATATCAAACTCTTATATTAAGAGATCCATCTTTGAGAAAAGTATTAAGAGCTGGTCGTCGTCTTGGTAAAACATTTAGTATGGCTATAGCGTTACTTCATTATAGTTATACAAATAAAGATGGGCGCTGTTTGGTCATTGCGCCGATGAAGACTCAGGTGGAATTAATCTATCAAGAGATAAATAGACTTGCATCTAAAAACGAAATAGTCTCTAGTTCAATAACAAGAAAAGTAACCAGTCCTCAATTTATGATTGAGTTTTCTAATGGATCAACAATTAGGTTCTTTACTTCTGGAATGCGTTCTGGTGGTAAATCAGACGTTGCTCGTGGTCAAGAAGCGCATGTTATCGTTTTAGACGAAATGGATTACATGCACACAGATGACCTAGATGCGCTTTACGCAATGCTGCAGAAAACCGCAGAAGATCAGCCAGACAAAGTTTTGATTGGTGCATCCACTCCAACTGGAAGAAGAGAAAGATTTTGGGAATGGTGCAGATCAGAAAGATTTAGGGAGTTCTGGTTTCCATCGTACTGCAATCCGTTTTTCTCTAAAGAACAAGAAGATGAATTTAAAGAACAATATTCAGAAGCTGGCTATAGGCATGAGATTGAAGCTGACTGGGGAGAAGACGCAGAAGGTGTTTATCCAAGAAAGTTTGTCGATGCAGCATTTATAGAACCATCATGGAACTATATACCAGAGATTACTTCGGCTAGATCAATGTATACGATAGGAGTTGACTGGGACAAATACGGAGCTGGAACAAACATTGTCGTGCTAGAAGCATGTCATCAAAATCACGAAGAAGAAAGATTTAAAAATAAAATAAGAATAGCCCATAGAGAAGAAATACAAAAGTCAGAATACACTTTGACAAATGCAGTCAATAGAATAGTTGAATTAAACGAGTCCTTTCAACCAAAACACATTTATGTAGACAGAGGATACGGAGAAGTGCAAGTTGAGCTTCTCAGAAAGTATGGAACGGAAAATCCAAGATCTAACTTAAGAGATAGGGTAAAGGGAATTGGATTTGGTGAATTAATAGAAATAAGAGATCCATACACAAAAATGCCAGTTAAAAAAGAAATTAAACCGTACATGGTCGACAATCTTAGACAGCATCTTGAAAAGTCGTTAATACTTTTCCCTATCGCAGATGAAGAACTATATATGCAATTAATATCTTACGTTGTTGTTAGAACAACTCAAACAGGAAGACCAGTATTTGAAGCAGGTGGTTCAGCGGTCGATCACGCACACGATGCATTGATGTTAGCACTTCTTGCAATAACTGAAAATTATGGAGAATTCGGCAAAGGGCAAACAGCCACTAATGTTGAGTCTTTTTCGAATACGTTTTTTATGCCCAAAAATCAAGGTAAAAAAGACGATGACTATACATCTAAAGAATCTGGTATAATTTTAAACGTCAATAGAACAGGTTCTTTAAAGCCAAAATATAGCAAAAAGAGTAGCAGTAAAAGAACAATAAGAAAGATGTTTTAGTATTGTATGTCAGTTGTCAATAACATTCAAAATGAGCAGACTCTAGAAAATAGAATCTATGCTGACTACAAATCTGAAACCAGCAGTTCTTCTTCTTCGTACGAAGATCCAACAAAGTTAAATTCAACTAATAAATCACTTTTGAAAAATGAACTCGGTGCCTATGGCAGCGATCAAACTTATTCCATTTCGCTAGGAACAGTAAGACAAGAAACAGATAATGTAATATCAAAATTAAATCAATTTAAATTGGATCTAGATAATTTATTAAGGCAAGTAAACATAGATCCATTTAATAATCCCAGATTAGAAGAGTCACATAAATATGTCTGGGATGAAATAAATAAAATAGATACAAGCTTTCCAAAGATTGAAGTAGAAAATTATCCTGGAGAAATAAAATATCCAAGACCGCCTTTCATATGCTTTGATCAATACATCTTTGCAGAGACAGCAGATACAAGGGGATATAGGAGATTTGTAAAAGAATATGATGATGTCATTTCTAATTCCAGTTTTGGTCATTTATATGATTATAGAGAAATTATTAAATATCTTCTCATTGAGGCAGCATGTATAAAATTGTCATTAACAAGAGATTTTGGAACATCTTATGAAGATGAATCCCAACAACAAGTTGCGTCGCACTACTTTTACTGGATTAAAATGGCGCTCCACTATCAGGAACTCTTTGCCAAAAACATCCCACTCACACCAACACAATTACCACAAGCCGAAGTGGATAAAGCAACTAAGAAACAAACAGCGCAATTCCAAGCATTTTTTTCGATCAAAGTAGATTCATTGACAACCGCAATAGATTCTCAATTGGAATCTTTGCATGGAGATCTTGTAAAGAATTCCAATATATTCTATGATAGTTTTCTTGGTCCATCTTTAAGGTTTAAAACAAAAGTAGTTTCTGATTTTTCCGTTGATCTACGAACAACAAATATGAGATCAGATCTTCCAACCATGTCCGAAGAAGCCGCTATAGCGTTATTGGTTGCAGAAGGCAACTTTAAATCTTTGATTAGTGATTTAGTTGAAAGAAGAAATATAACAACAACAAAGATTGAAAACCTGTATCAAAATATTCTTCAAAGAAGAAAATATACTGGTTATATATCGCAACTTGCTATTAAAGCTGTTAAAAAAGAAAGAATTGTTACTCAAGATACAAATCCAGCATATTCAGCATTACTGCAATCAATAACAAGAATAGGTACAGTTAATCCGCTTAAATCAAGCCACGCATTATTGGATGACCTTAATGAAGATAGCCATCCACAATATCTAATGAAATCTGGTGGAACTATCAGTGGAGACATCAAAGTAGAAAGTGACGCAAAAATTGATGGCATAAAGATTGCAACACACAGTCATAGTGGTGCAGATGGTTCAGAGCGCATAAGGTCGATAGATATTGATTATGAATCAGTGAGAAGAGATATCAAGGTAAATCAAATTACATCGTTGCAAAATGAGATTACGATATCTGTTGATTCGTTTTCTCCAGATATATTACAAGGTGGAGTTCCAGTAGCTGATGTAAATATAAGCATAGAAGTACCAGAAGAATACGTAGATAAATATGATTTTGAAATAATGTATACGGAGTTATAATATGTCATGGTTTAAGTATCTTAGCAGTGATGTAGATTTGAGTTCTCCGCAGAATTTTGAATATATTCAACCGTCTTTGAGAAGACGGTTTATCTTTAATTTCTCCTAGAGATTATATTTATAAAAATGAATGGCTTTTTGTAGATTTAGGAAATAATGAAATAAACAAAATTTATGATCAATCTTCAATTAAGCAAGATCAGAATCATTCATATGTAGTCATTTATGAATATGATGGCTTAGATCCAACAAGCTTGAGCTCTACTCCATCTCCAGCTAAAACAACGATTATAAATAATATTTTGTACTTTCAAGCCGTCACAGATCATAAACCAGATTATGTGATGGAGGGAAAGTACTCTTTGTACTATGGAGAAGATTACATAAAATATATTCATGCAACTCCATATATTCAAAATAATAAAACAAGATATTCGTACATACAGTCATCGCAAGAGAAATCACAACAGTACGATAGTTCTCAAAATGTTCCACATTTTTATGACGCAACTCCTACAAGCGTTGATTTGTATCAAACTAATCTGACACCAAAATCAAGTGGTTACTATACTATAGCATTTTTTAATGATGGTGTTGATTGGAAAAATTCTATATCTCAAAAACCCGGCGCCAAAGTAGTGGCAAATTTTAGTGGACCAAATGTAAAAGTTTATGCAAGAGTCGGACCATCATATGGAAAAATAAAATTTAGAATAGTTTCAAAACAAGAGGATTTAACTGATGTAGAAAAAATATTAGTTGATTGGACTGAATATGACTGCTTTGCTCTAGCCGAAGAAGAATCGGTAATCATTTCAAAAAATAATTTAGAATATAAAGATTATAATTTAGAAATAGAAGTATTAGAAGAAAAAAATGTTTTATCAAGTTCTAATACGTTTGAGCTAAGTAAAATTACTTTTTTAAAGAATATGTATATAAAACTTAATGAACAGGAAATAAGCAATACCTTAGTATTTACATCTTTGGGTGGAATCAAATAATGGCAACAATTAAAAAGACTATACAAAATCTTAAGCCAGGTAAACAATACCTGCTTACCGTAAAACCAAAAGATGCCGATATCAACACTACTTATGACCCAACATCTGCTGTTAGATTTGTGGTTCCAACCGATCTAACCCAGCCAGAAGATCTTGGCAATCTAGTCATAGTTGGTAATTACAAATCTATAATGATTAGCTTTAATCCATCAAACGAACCAGATCTAAGTGGTTATTTATATGAAGTATACTTGCCAGAAGACATTGGCCAACTAGGTTCTCAGTATGTCGTACTGCCAAACAAGCAGCCGTTAGTTTCTCGGATTTTCTGCAGCAAATGTTATTACCGTTGATGTTCCCCAAAACTCAACTAGTCAGATAACAGTTAATCAATCAACTGGCGTATCGACTGAGCAAACAACTGAAAAACTTTATTTTGGAAGAGTAAGAAGCGTTGATACGACTGGTAATGTATCTTCTTGGACACCGCTTGTTGCCTCAACGGCAACCACATTAATTGATTCAGCTCATATTAAAAACTTAACAGCAAGTAAAATAACAGCAGGCACAATTGGCGCACATACAATAACTTTGGCAGGTGCTACTTCAATTATTAAGTCTTCTAATTTTGATGGTGTTCCAGTTGGCAATGGCAGCTACGCAGATGCTACAACTGGTTGGTTGATCAACGGTCAAGGCAGAGCCTATTTCTATGATGCAACAGTAGTGGGTTCAATTGATATTGGTGGTTTTGATTCTGGGTCTTTCCATGTTGATACCAATGGAAATATGTGGCTTGGCGCTGGAGTATTTGCAAATGGTACTTTCCGAGTTACAAAAGAAGGCGATGCGTACGCAAATAGTTTGACAACAAACGATCTTAATCTTAAAGGTGATACAGAAATAAGCGACAATGGAAAGATATTTTTAGGAGCTGGAAACTGGAATAATTCAGACACTCCATTTTATGTAGATAGTGATTCGTTGTTTTCGCTTGGAACCAGTTTGGTCTGGAATGGAACTAATTTAGTTGTAAAGGGAACTCTAAAATTAGAAGATGGTAGCAATCCAATAAATGAAAATGACGCAGAAGAAATTGCCAACGCAGCAGTAGATGGACTAGAGAGCGCAATTTATGAAGATGGATTTATAGGCGGATTTACCGTCAATTCATCACAGATGTACTATGGTGCAGGAAACTTTGCAAACCAAGACACCGCTTTTTACGTTGCAAAAAATCTAAATACTGGTCAAGCAAATTTTTCTCTTGGCAGCAAACTTCAATGGGATGGTACATCACTTAAAGTGGTTGGTCTAATAGAAGCAAGTGGTGGTCAGATTGGTGGATGGAACATTGAAGCCAATACTGGCAGATTAATATCTGCTACTGACAATCAAATGATTCTTTCTCCATCTGAGAATGGTGGAGCTGGTGCCATAAAGGCAGCTGGAATACTTATAGGCAATGGAGACATCGTATCTGAGTCTGTTAACATTACTTCTCAGCAAGAAGCCATTTATTACAGTGGAGCTTGGACCTCAATTCCAGGAAAGAGTGCACCTGGTTATTCTTTTGCTTTTGTATATGACGCTAGCGGTAGTGGTCAATTGTGGGCATATATTTATGGCGCTAATGGTCTAGAAAAACAATACTGTATTACACAATGTGGTACAGCAACCAGTAGCACAAGCTCAACTTCAACTACTACAACAACCAGTAACCCTAATAATACTACTACAACAAATCCTGGTGATAATACTGGAACGACTTCAACTACAACTACTCCCTCACCGTGTGCATCACCAAGTTGTGCACCAGGAGCACCAGAGGCAGCTGGATGGGTATTTCAAGAATATGTATACACTATTGACTGCGGAGGATATGGGTTTGCAAAAAGATATACAAAAGCAGGATGCGAATTCGACGTTAAGTGCTGTGATCCAGACTATAATCCATTCTCCACTACCTCATCTTCAAGCACTTCTTCAGCCCCAGTCAATTGCACAACAGCGCCATCTTACAGCGCCAATAGCGCAGACGGAGGAAATGGATGGACTAAGTCTGGCGGTCTTGTCACAAGAAGTCAGAATTATGGTGGAGCTGGCTGTTCAGACTGCTATGGATCCCAATGGCAGTTATACACTAAGGCTGGATGTAGTGATTATGATCTATTTGTTGGTTGTACATTTGTTGGATGCGCTACTGAGGCTCCAACAACTACCACAACAACTGCAGCCCCTGGTGGAGGTGGTGGTGGCGGTGGTGATACCACAACAACTGCAGCCCCTGGTGGAGGTGGAGGTGGTGGTGGTGGTGTTTCTTGTGGAGGTTCAACTTGCTCGCCTGGACAGTATTGCTGTCCAATAAAAGACGGTTACCTGTGTAGCGATAATCCTTGCTAATAATGTATAATGGACTGAGGTCAAAATGAGCAACAATAATGAAAATAATATATGGGTTTGGGATAATATAAATCCAAACATTGGAGAATTAACCATAAGCGTTGATGATCAATGGAATAGTTTTGTTAGAAAATTTGGCGAAAATGGCGAACCAGGTTTTCGTGAAATAAGAGAAAATATGAGATCTGTTCATTTTTTTGGTCACGATAATACCGTTACTGTAGTGTGGACGACCTACAGGGATGAAGACGGTAAACTTTTAGCAATACACGGGTGTTGGAAAGATTCAGATGGAGAACAGCATCCACTCTTACTGCAGGTTCATCCAGAGCATCAAAGAAAAGGTATTGGAACAATGATGGCTAATTTTACTAGAGAAAGATACATGGATGAATATAAAAAAGATGGAGATCCAAATTCGGTATTTGCTCCGATTAAGACTACAGAAGCTGGAGCAGCTTTTATAAATAAATATGTAAATAATGACTACGACAAAAGAAACAATGATTGGAGTTCCTATGCGGAATACGTTGCCGAGGGAACTGGCGATCAACAACCCTAAAAGGAGACAACAATGCCAAACGCATGGCAAGAATATAAAAAAAAGATGGGATCTACTAGACCATGGGATATGTTAAATCCAAATGTGGAAAGAGCAACTGAAGAGGTTGCAGAGGCAAGATATAAAACATGTCTTGAATGCCCAGAGCTCATAGACCTAACAAAACAATGCAAGCAATGCGGCTGCTTTATGGTCGCAAAAACAAAACTAAGCCACGCTACTTGTCCTTTGAATAAATGGTAAATGTCATCAATATTTATACAAATTCCATCATATAGAGATTGCGAATTATCAAAAACAATATTTAGTGCGATAAACAATGCAAGTCAAAATAATGATATACATTTTGGTATAAGCAATGTTGTATTATCCAATAAAGAAATATATATACCTGCAAATTTACCAAGTTTTGCATCAATCAATTATAAAACAAGTATTGCCCCTGAGAATATTGGTCTTCAAAAATCTAGAAAAATAGCTAACTCTTTTTACAGAGGAGAAGACTATTATCTTCAAACAGATTCACACATGAGATTTGAAAAAAATTGGGATACATCTTTAATAGATCTAGTCAAAAGATATCAAGAAATTGGTTTTAGCAAACCTTTAATATCAATGTATCCTCCAGGTTATTATTATGATAATAATTTTAATGAGATTTATGATAGTTTAAATAATACAAATATCATTTCTTTTTTAGAAGATAAAAATAAATTTAAAATTACATATGTACCAAGCCAAACTGCCATCAACGCTAATGTGGATTGCGTGTATAACGCTTCTATTTCTGGTGGATTTATATTTACTGTAGGCGATTTTGCAAATATCACGCCAAATGAAAAAATTGCATTTTGGGGTGAAGAAGTATTAATTGCAGCCAGAGCTTATACTCATGGATTTGATTTACTTTTGGCACCTAAATCTTATGTTTGGCATTTGTACTATGATCACCAAAAAAGTATACAAGAAAATGGCAGACATCATGTATGGAATGATTTTCCAAAAGAATGGGCTGGATTACAACAGGAAACCAATGAGGAACTACATAGAATTTTTATAAATAAAATTATCGGAGAAAACGAACTTGGTTCTACTAGAACCCTAGATCAATATGGTCAGTACGCAGGTTTAAATTTTTCAACTAAAGAAGTAACGCAATGCAAATGGGGATAACAGGTGATATAATTGCACAATGTCTAAAAAGAAATGGTATAATTGGAAGATGTCAAGAATAAATCAAAAGCCTACTTGGCAAAGCGAAACCCAATCTAATGATTACAGTCAACCTGAAAGCAATACAATTGAAGATGTTAAAGAATCTATACAAAATCAAGAAAGTAAAATCAATATGACTGAACCACAAGATATACAAAGAGCAGTTGTTCCAGATTCTGGTTTAGATATGAATCTTGTTATTTCTTCTTTCCAGGAGAAATTAGCACAACTCACGACTGAGCTTGTGGTTAAGGATGCAACAATAAAGCAATTAACAAATATTATTAATAAAATGAGAGGACAATAAAATGAGTGATACAGCAGAAAAGAAGACTGAATTTACAGTTGAGATAAAGATCTCCGAAAAGAACCTTGCGTACAAGAGCGATTTTTCGGAAGCGGAAACAATCTTTTGGCTTGAGGCAGTAAAAAACCTCATTATTAAAAAGACTTTTGACGCCGCAGGAATGTCAGAAAGTATATAAAACACCGCCTAGGCGTAAACAGCCTTACTATTAGTGTTGTATCTCCAATAAGGATGTAAAATGGCTTTAAGAGATTATTTACCTTTTTCTAGTTCAACCGAACAGCTAAATAGTGAGGAAAAAGCTATATCTCCAGACGATATAGTATCTATTTCAAAAACAATGAGAGTCGCCGCCCTAGCACTTGGTTTTCAGGGGACTTCTTACTTCTTTAGCAAAAGAGCATCTTTTGAGCCACCGTCATATGACTTTGACAGAATACTTCAAGCTGTTGATACTGACTCATATGTAAAGCAGGCGATATCAAAGCATAAAGAGCTTTTTTGGAAAGAGGGTTGGGAAATAGTATCAGAAAACCAAGAAGCAGTTTCATATTTGCTTCAAAGAATTGACTACATGGAAATGGCAATGAAAAGACCATTTCTTGATTTCCTTATCGAAGTTTCTGATCAGTTGTTCAAATTTGGCAATGCCTTTATAGTTAAAGGCAGAGGTGACATAGCTCCATTCTTTCCGTCAAAATTAAAACCAATCAATACAGACTATCCGATTGCTGGATACTACCTTATTCCAACAGAGCAGGTCAGAATTCTTAGAGATAAATACAATAGACCAAAAGCATATCAACAAGCTACAGATCCACTAACATACGCACCAACTGACAAAGATCCAGTGTGGTCTGCAGATAGGGTGATTCATCTACATTTTGATCGTAAGCCAGGTAGGGCTTTTGGAACTCCATACATAAGCAATGTGCTTGATGACGTTATAGCTTTGAGGCAGATTGAAGAAGATATACAAAACTTAGTTCATAGAGAACTATTTCCTTTGTACAAGTATAAAATTGGTACAGCAGAACAACCAGCAGAGCCACAGGAAATTGATCAAGCTGCACTTGAGATAGAAAATCTGAGAGCAGAAGGTGGACTCATATTACCGTACAGGCATGATATAGAAATCATTGGTTCTGAAAATACAGCATTAGATGCATCAAGGTATTTAGATCACTTTAAAGAAAGAGTAGCTGTTGGTCTCGGAGTTGCACCACATCATCTTGGCATGACAATGAATGGCGGTAACAGATCTGTAACAGATAGGTTGGACACAGCGCTTTACGATAAGATAAAGCAGACGCAAAAGATATTTGCAGAAATGATAAGACTCAATATATTTAATGAGCTCCTTTTTGAAGGCGGATATGATCCAACTGTTAACCCAATGGTTACTGGCGAGTCTGATAGGTGTTTCTTTAGATTTAAAGAAATAGATGTTGATACTCAAGTAAAAAAAGAAAATCACATTATTCAAAAGTTTGTTAATAATACAATAACATTATCTGAAGTTCGTATGGCTCTTGGTATGGATCCAGACGTAGATGACGCAGAGTTATATGCTGGTCTACAAGCTAAAATCCAAATGGATATAGCCGCAAATCAAGCAGAAATAACTGCAGCCAATGCAGCTCCAGAACCAAAAAACCAAGATGGGCAAAAGTCAGCATCAGCTGGACAAAGGAACCTCCCAAATTCTAGAAAAGGTCCAGGAAATAAAGCAAGACCACAAAATCAAAATGGTAGATCAACATCTCCAAATATTAGAAGGCATGATAATAAATTTCTAACAGTAATTGAAAGTCTTCTTGAAAACGAGTATAATGTAGTAGGAACAGATCTGGAAAAGGATGATAAAAATGTCTAATGTTAATAATCCACAAGAAGAAGATGTCGTAGAGAAATTCAGAACCGCTGTTTATAACGGCCAAACACGTCTTGCTTTAGAGGCGCTGGTAGATATAGTTGATGGTATTCTTGGAATATTGTTTCCAGATGAAGAACAGCAGCAGCAGCAGGTCGAACAAGTAAAAGTGGAAGAACAAAAAGTAGCTGCAGTTGCAGTTGAAGACAAGCCTGCTGCAAAGAAAAAGGCTAAAGAAACAAAAGAGGAAACACTAACAGTCTCTGCTGAATAGTTTTATGACATCTGTTGTTATAGGTTGTCCAATTTATAAAAGAGACTGGATATTTCCGTACTGGATTTCTTGTATTGAAAACCAAGAAGTTGATTTATCAAAAGTCGGATTTATTTTTGAGACTTCTCCAGATGATGAAGAAACTATATCTACGCTAACTAGATATAAAAATGCAAGACCACATATCCCAGTATTTGAGATTGAAATTAGAAATGAAATACCACATTTTGAGCATAAAGAAAATGCCAGAATGTGGAGTATGTCAAAATACTCTAATATGGTTTTTCTAAGAAATAAACTACTGCAAAAAGTTAGAGAAATAAACCCAGAGTATTTTTTTAGTCTTGATTCTGACGTTTTGCTTACCAACTCAAATACAATAAACTATTTGGTTTCTCACATCCAAGACGGAGCAGATGCAGTAAGCCCACTAATGTTTATGACGCCAAACGATACAATGTATCCAAGTATAATGAATTGGTTGAATGAGCCAGGTGGTCAAGCATATAGAAAAGAAAAATATCCACTTGGTCAATACTTCCAATCAGACATAATTATGGCAGCAAAAATGATGTCAAGAAAAACATATCAAACCGTTGATTACGAACTTCATAGTCAGGGTGAAGATTTGGGGTGGTGCGCCAATGCCGCAAAAGCTGGATTAAAGCTTTTTTCAGCTTCTTATATTTACGCACCACACATAATGCACAAACCCATGCTAGATTACTTTCTGCAAAACGGCGATTCAAGACATGCCCAATACTTGGAAATGTCGTAGAAAGTATGATATATTTGTATAATATTGTTTAATCTTATAAATACTTCATTTACTATAAATGTTGGATAGTTATATTTGGAGATAAAAATGGCTTTTGATTTTACAGAGAATTTTACTCTTGAACTACCAGATTTCTCAAAACTAGACAATCAATTTTCAGAGTCATTTAATGATAAACATGGATTGATTATTGAGGTCGCAGCAATACATGAGCGGATTAACCGCAAATTATAATAACTATTCATCAGTTGAGCTTGAAAAGGCCCTTCAGTCATGGGTTGAGCCATATCCAAAGCCAATTATTTTAAATCACGATTTAAATAGCGAACCTATTGGTAGGGTTATTGCAGCCAGAATGGACAAGGAAATTGACGGCGCTAACTTTGTAAGACTGCAAATAGCAATTACCGATCCAATAGCAGCTCAGAAAATAGCAGATAAAAGATACCTAACTGGCTCAGTAGGCGGTAGAGCCGGTAAGGCAATCTGCTCTATTTCTGGAGATGACCTCGCCAAAGAAGACGACAATGGCAGACCAAAGTTTTCAAAGTATAAAAGAGGCAATGTCTACAAGGGCAAACTTGCATTCATAGACATGCAAGACATTTCTTTTAAAGAGTATTCATTTGTAAACCAACCAGCAGACCAAAGATCTGGAGTAAGATCTTCTAAAAAAATAGATGGTTCTGTTGCCACCGCTGATTCCGATAACTGGACAGCTAAAACATCGGCATTCGTACTGCATATGGATAAAGAGGATATAGTTTCAGTAGAAGAAAATGAATCAATTTTTGTTGGTCTTAAAAAGAAAGAATCTAGGCCCCTTTACCTGCATCTTAAGGGAGCCTTTTTGACCGCAATGGCCCTACAAGAAAGCGAAACTGATAGGCAGAAAGATAATACATTACTATTTGTTAAGAATAATGTAGATGAAGATAATGAGGAGACCCTTAAAATGAATCAAGAAGTCAAAGAAGATAACGTTTTGGAAGTCGTTGAAGCTTTAGCTCAAGACTTGCAGCCTTCTTCTAAAGAAGAGGCTCCAGAAGCAGAGCAGGCACCAGAGACTCAGCCAGTCGCAGAAGAAAAAAGCGAAACAGCTGAAGTACCACAGATCTCATCTGAAGATTCAGAAAAGACAGAAGAACAAGCTCAAGTAGCTGTTGATTCTGCAGACGCTGAAAAATCAGAAGAGGCTTCTTCAACAGAAACCGAAGAAGCAAAAGAGGCTGAAGAGCCTAAGGCAGAACTCAGTGACAAAAAAGAAGTCGCTGAGCAAGACGCCGATGAGACTCAGAAAAAAGTTCAGTCTCTTGAAGAAGAAAATAAGAAACTCAAAGAAGCACTTCATCGTACTTTGGTAGAAAAAGTTGTCGATGCAAAGATTGCTCTTGGTATTGAATCAGCAGAAGATAGAGATACTCTTATCGAAGATCATATGAAGAGAACAGCAACATCACTCGCCGATTCATTGAGAGATATGGCAAAACTTCCAGCAGCTAGCGCAGCAAAGTCGAAAGAGTTTGTTGACATCACTGTTGAAAGCGAAGTCGTCTCAAACGAAGAGCAGAATGTATTGACAATTGATCCAGAAACCAAAGCCGATGAAAACAAAGAAGAGCACACAGCAGAATCAATGCTCGAAGATCTTCTTGTCGATGCTTTAATGGGTCGCAAGAAACTCTAAACAATAAGGAGATAATAACATGAGCTTAGCGAAATTTCGCAAAGTAGGAACCAAGACTGGCGCAGGTCGTTTTGTAGTTTCTGAGGGTATCGCACCTTCGGCCTACATTCTTCCATCAGTTGCACTTCCAACTTGGTACACAGATTCAGAAGATGATCGTTTTGAAGTCGTTATTCCAAAGGGTACAATCCTTTCGGTTGTAACAGATGGAAATGGCGATTCACGTTTCGTTCCAGCTAACGGTAGCGGATCCTCAGTCACATGGGGCGACACTATTTCAGGTTGGAATCCACTAGCTGGTGCAACACCAGTTGCTGGCGCATCGGGTGACACTCAAGCAGTGGCTGCTCGTTCGCTTCCAGTTGGTTGCGCACAATATGATCTTTACAGACCATTTGATAAGGGCACATCGCAAGGTGCTGGCTTTATCACTCACGGTTATGTAGAGTACCCAATGGTTACGGCTGTTAACGCAGACGTTGCTGCAGGTGACTTGATCGCCCCAGATTTCATGGGTCGCCCAAGAAAACTTTCAACAGCCGATGCTGCATCGTACCCATGGCTGCAAGTTGGTAAAGTAATTGAAGTCGAAAAGTTTGCTACAAACTTCGATGACGGTCTACTCTCCTACATGCAACTGCCGTCAGACCCAGGTGCTTTGAAGACGGTATACGAAATTACACGTGAAGGCACCTATAAGAACAAGTTGGGCATCCGTTCCAATTTGGATGTTACGAACGTCATTGGCGCATTCCGCGTCAACCTGACGCTCTAAACGAGAAAAAGAAAACAACACAGGAGGATAGATCCTAAGATGAGTAAGACAATACAAGAACTCCTCTCGGGTCTCCCAGCTTGGGAAGCCGCATTTGCTGAGGATGGTTACATCGATACAGAGAACAGAGTTACAATTAAGGAGGCCTTCGCATCATCCGATGCCGCAGCGCTTTTCCCCAAAGTAATCTCACGTACTCTTAAAGAGGCAGCCGAACCGCAGCTCTTGGTGACTCCGCTCCTTTCAACAGTACGCCTCGGTAAGGGTCGTTCTTTGGAATTCCCAGCGGTAAACGCAATTCAAGCTGCTGAGATACCAGAAGGA